GAGTATTCCAGTGCCGCATTTCATAATCAGTAACCTTAAATTTACTGTGTTGTTTATAAGACTTTATAGGATTATAATCATTGTTTAGAACATACTGATTGTAATCTTCAATTATCTTATAACTTGCGGAACCTCTAGTGGGTAGATTAAATAGATTTTGGACAAGAGTAAGTCCATCACCACCAGTACCTGAAGAAAAATCTTTAAACTTATAGATATTATTCCTATCAATATAAATACACATAGAAGGTGTCTTCTCCCGTATATTAAACACTGACTTTATCTTAATATCTTGGCCTGTAAGTTTTTCTGTGAGGTTTAGATAGTGTTCAAATACCCATTCTCTAGGTACATCTGCCAAATCATATATTAAATTCTTTGTAGAAATCATAGCAACCCAATTTAATAAATAAAGGGGAGCCAGAATAACCCCCCTTTAAAACAAGAGTTGTTAGTCTAAGCTAAAATCTGAAGATTTTTTACTTGGTGTAGGGAAATCATCATCATCATCACCAAATTTATCTACAGGTGTTACATCTAATTTCTTAAGATGTTTAGCCTCATCATATTTAATGACTTTCCCTTCTTCAACTTCACCAAATGCATACTTACCATTTTCTGCTTTTGGCAACCACATATCAAAATTAGTATATCCTGTTTTACCCATATATTCTTTACCAGCAATACAGAATTCTAGATATTTATCTTTAAATGGTGCTGTTTTATTAAATGCACTTATGAAATCTTCAATGTTTTCATGTTTATTGTGCTGAGATTGCATCCAGTCATTAATACCTAGAGTTTTACAGAGATTTTGTAAAAAGATCAAAATAGATCTATCTCTTTGAATTTTAATACCAGATTTAGTTTCACCATCTGCATATGCATACTGAGAAGCTTTAACTCTACCAATCTGACCTGCATAATGACCTTTTTCAGGATTATCCTTATCAATTGCAAAACCTTCAAAACCTGGAATTGGTTCAGTTTCTACATGTAGAATTAAATGATATGCATCATTAATAAATCTAAATTGTTCTAACTCAAGACTATTAATTCTTAATACCTTATTACCTGGATTAATTGTTTTTGGTAGACTGGAACTCCCTCCACCAAGATCTTCTGTACTTAACGCCATTTTACTTTACTTTTTAAATTATTAAACAAAAACTTTATCCCATGATGTTTTTAGAACACCATCAATCATCTCAGAAATTACTATTTCTTCGTTACGTAGATGCTCAGGTCTTGCACCACAAGTAACCTCTTCATTTGTCTTAAAAGACAAAATAGTTTGATTACCTTTTCTGTACATGTATCCAATAGCATCTGCATTTGCACAAATCAAAGATTTAATTTTACCTGTCAAGTCTATATTTGCAGACATGACCATTTCTCCCTTATCATCAACTACCTTATCTTTAATGTGACCAGATAGAATGATTGTAGGAGCTAAGGTATCAATAAAATCTAAAACTTGGAAGAATGCTTGCCGAATATATAAATATCCTGCACCATTTGGTAAAGTTGTTACATTGTCACCATCATAGTTTTTACCCATGGAAGTTTGTCTGTACAACTTTATTGCTAACGGCATAATCATATCTTCTAATGCAGTAACAGTATCAATAGTAATATACTTATATGGATTACCTGCTGCTTTAATTGCTTTACCAGTATCCAATAACTCTTGTAAACTACTTACTTTCACTTTAAGAGCTTCTACATAATCAGCACCATCTTCTAAATCAATAATCAGATTGTCTTCTAGACCTGCATACGCAGTTGTCTTGCCTGTTTTTGGCTTAGAATAAATTATAATTCTTTTAGGATTTACTCTTTCTGCCTTTACTTTACTTGTTGGAAGTACTATACTCATATTATTTACTTTTTAAAGCTGTTGCAAGTTTTTTAAAGTTTTCTGCAATTTCTAATAAAATTTCAGATACCTCATTACTTGTTTCTTTTGTTTTAGGAGCAAACTCCTCTTCAAAATCAGGAAAAATACTTAATGAACTTTGTAGTTGAGGAATCTCTAATGCTGCTTCTTCTTTTCTTTTTTCATAAAGAGCATAACTAATTTCTTGTCCATTAGATAACACAGCTACCATTTCATTTATAGGAATAAGATATTTTTTATCTACTTTTCCATCAGCAGTTACTGTTTCAGTAACATCATACTCTTCATGAAAATACGGATTATATTTAAGTTTAAATAATTGTCGATCTTCAATCATAGGCACAACATCAGTATTCTTTCCATCAGTATCATATACATTTTCATAAAACTCAATGTAAATATCCTCTCCCTTCTTCAACTCCCACTCAAAAAATTGAGCTTGTTTACCAAACTTACCTTTTTTATAAAAAGCAGTTTTAATTGTAAAGAATGGATCAGTGATTGCCATTGCTTTAAAGGTGTTCATATGATCCATATAAAACTCCCTTTCTTTTTCTTTTCTTAGATTGTTGTTATTCATATTTATTAATTTACTTGGATTTTTTGTGCAACTTCTCTTGCAGGAGATTGCATCTCTACTATTCTCATAATAGTTCTGTCTAATTTAAAGAAACTAATTCTTGTAAGACCATTTCTAGATTTTAAGAAATGAAATACTAATGTTTCAGGATCTTCAATTAAAAACTTTTCCGGACCATATTTAGCTATCTTCCTTGTAGCAGGTTTATTAATACCAATTACTACATCAGCATGTTGTAATAAAGCATCAGAACCATAGATATCTGAATCAACAACATAGTTACCATATGTACCTTCTACTTGTCTTTTAGTATCATCTATATTTCTATTCAACTGACTTAAAACAATAAATGCAACAGGATAAGCTTTCTTCATATATGTCAGTGCCTCACCAAGTGCACCTAACATTTCAAATTTATCTTTCTGTCCAGTATCATTTTTAAATAAAGCTGAGTGATCTATAGTAACAAGCATATTTCTGTACTTTCCATCTTCTGTCTTGTATCTTTCAAATTCATAATGAATAGTAGCACACATTTCTCTTACAGTACATGTGTCATAAACTACGTTTATCAAATCACTACCTGCACTTTCATGATAATATTCTACACACTTTTCAAAAATCTTTCTATCTACAAGTTTACCACCCTTACTCATTAAAGTATTATAATCAGCACCTGTAATCATACCAAATCTTCTAATAGCACTTGTTTCATCAACCATTTCCATTTGAAACTTAAGAACTCTAAAATCTTGATTTGAATTCTTTTCTATAATATCAGAAACTAGCTGTTCAGAAAAAAGAGTCTTACCTATTCCAGGTCTTGCACCTATGACTGTAATTGTTTTCCACTCAAGTCCATCACAAAAAGCATCATTAAATCTTGGCCATGCACTAACAAGAGCAGGTATTTTACCTTCTCTTTTTGCCTTCATTTTAATTAAACCTTTTTCTAAACTTTCTCTTTCACTAACTGGTAACAAGTGTCGTGCACCATCAAATAACTTTCCCATAGATTTTAAATTTTAATTATACAACAAGATCAGTAAAAGGAATTGTGTCACCATCAGGGTTATCATTTAAAAACTCACAATATGTTGCTAAATCTGAATCCCAACTTTTGTCTACATTTTGTTTTCTCAAAAAGTATTGAGCAGTTCTCATGTATTCATAGTTTTTTGATTCATATTCTGAAATGTATTTTTGTGTTGCCAAAAATATAGTTTCCCAATCATATTCATAAGTTTCAAAAAACCATCGAAATGAATTCTCAAGATTCTTAGCAGGTATTCTAGCATATTTTCCAGAAGATAGTTTCTTATTAGGAAATATGTTTACATATGCCTGTATGTTCTGCATAAAGTTATGCCCCATTAAATCTTTAGAAGTTTTTTTCTTTGATTTCTTAAAATACCCATCAATTTCAGTAGTAAAGATAATACTTTTGTCTGATAATGTCAAGTTATCATTCAACCAATTTTCAGAAATTAATCTTCTAACTTCCAGGTCTTTATTTACAAAAGAGTTAGGAATAATTCCATCTTTTATACAGTGTAGTATATAATAACTATTTGGAGTTATTCCTTCTCTTACAAGCTTTAAAAATATATCTTCCATACTACCAATGTATTGTATTACCACTAGATTTTTTTACTATATCCTGTATCTTAGTAAATACATCATTACTATCCCATTTAGAGCCGTTATAAGCAGCAGAAGCAGGATGTTTAACAAAAAACTTATGGTTATTATCCCCAGTAAGTTCAGACCATTCTTCAGCTTTTTTACCCATGTATACATATACTAATCCCGGATTATAATTATTTAACCAATCTAACAAGTAAGCAGTAAATGGTTTCCAAATATCATAATGGCTACCAATTTTATCTACTTCTACTGTAAGAGCTGTATTTAACATTAGTACACCTTGATTAGACCATCTTGCTAAATCCAAAGGTCTATCATAGAAAGGGTACATCTTCTGTACTTCATCAAGAATAAATCTCAAAGAAGGTTGTTCTTTCTGAGAGTTACTACAACTAAAAGCTATACCATCTGCTACACCAAACTGTGGATATGGATCTTGACCAATCATTACTACTTGTAATTTATCATATGGACATTCTTCAAATGCCCTAAATACTTGTTTTAATGGTGGAGTAAATCTTTTATCAGTTATACTTAAGACATAAAGTTTATTGAGAATATCAGTAAACTCAGAACTAAATATAAAAGATTTAAAAACTCTACCCCAACCACTAGGTTCAAGTTTATCAAACAATTTTTGTTTAATTTCTTCAATTTCAGGTTGTATTTTCATTTTTTTCTTATTTTTGATACAAAATTAATAATCATGATAAAAGCAAAAGAATTAATAGATGATGCAATTTTAGAAATTAAAGTCAATAAAAGTTATTACTTGATGGCTAAAGCCGCTTCTTTTACAATTTTGCAACAAATGAATGTTGTTGAAAAAGGAGAAGAATACTTTAAGACTATAATGACTAAACAATATGAAGAACTAGATGATCTTCAAAGAGCATTCTATACTATAATTCTACTTCTTGCTGAAATAGAAAGAAAAGCAACTGATGAAAATCTCTATACAGAAAGAGAAATTCTTGAACCTGGAGACGAAGGTTACGTACAACCTACCCAAGATTCAAATTAAATTGCTCTCTTCCTATTTGCACACAAGATTCTATTGCAAGCATTAAGTCATCCCTACTGCAATCAGCAAATGATTTACCAGTTAGACCTGATGCATCTTTAATTATCCCTTTTACTTCATCAAAAGTATATCCGGATTCTTTTGCTATTTCCCTAATACAAGCATGTACTTTTGCAAGTTGTGCTTTACTGTGATCTGCTCCTGCAAGATCTATATACATTTCTACAACCTGACCTTCTTTAATTTTGTCCACAAATATTTCATAAGATAGTTTATCTTGTGGACTACTAAATACTAGTTTGCCGTTCTTTTTTATAAATCTACCAGTAAACATGATTAAGGCATATTTGGATTAACAGCATTTACAAATCTTAAATACTCTTCTGAAGTATTAATTTGTACGGATGGTATTTCAAAACATTTAAGTTGCCAATGATTATTTTGTACATCATCACTATCTGTACTATGTAAAGCCAGATTTGGAACAACTTCCTTGTGATAGTAATAGTAATCATATCCATTTTGACTTTCATCATGAAGTATATCTACTTTTTCAAAGCCTAAGTCAATTATTTCTTCTTCTGTCATTTTTCTACCATTGTTTGTAAAAACACTGTATGATTTAATACTTCAAATGCATATGTATGTTTTACTTCATCATATGCTTTGTTGTCTTTAGAAAATACTCCGTGTTCTTTGATTCTTAAATTTCTAAGGTTTTCTATAGTTAATGTGACCATAGTAAGGTTATCTCTATCATCTGACTTCATCATACCTATAAGGTTTCTAATTTCAGTGTCTGAAAGATAATTAAACTTCTTTAATAACATTAACTCAGCCATATATACAAAGGGCCGGAATTCATCCTTTTTACTACCCTTGTGGTACATATACCATAAATAGTTCAGATTACCATCTGTACCATCTGTAATATTGTAATGTTCTTCAGCTATTGCTGCAGATAATTTTTTAAGTTCTTGTGTTTCCATTCTAAAATATATATCTAATAGTATTCCAGGGGATGATGCTATCATGTAACTCTGTAAACTGGCTAATATATTTTGATTTACGTCCTTGTGCATACCTAATGTTATTTCCTCCTTACTGAGAGGTTTTACTTTCTTGTATGTATGTTTTCCAGAGTAAGTCTTCACCAGGGATTTTATTCTTCTCATTATACTCAAGACTCACTTATCTAGTTTAATCTGATTCTCATCTAGTATTTCATAAAACTTATTTCTGATTCTTTCTACCATATCCCACTCCTCTTGTTTAAGTTCTTCATACTTCCATAGTGTTCTTAGTTCTTGAGAAATATCCCATAATGCTGAGTACATATTACTACCTTGAATAGCAAAGTCAAACTCTGCTTGATCTTCTGGTAAATTAAATGTCATTTTAATTTTTGCCATCTTATTCTGATTTAAAAGTTTCGTTGTAGTATTGTTCTGCATTATCAATAATACCATCATCTTCACATCCATTATCCCAAGCATCTATT